ATTGAATCGTTCTGTTGAAAACAATCTATTGAAACAGATTGAATATCTAACGAGTATGCTATTCAGCCAGTTAGGTATCACTCAAAGTATCTTAGATGGAACGGCGGACGAAAAAACGATGCTGAATTACTATAATCGAACTGTCGAGCCAATTATTTCAGCTATTGTTGACGAGATGAAACGAAAGTTTTTGACAAAGACGGCTCGCTCCCAGAACAAATCAATCATATTCTTTAAAGACCCGTTCAAGCTTGTTCCGGTGTCTGAACTTGCCGAAATCTCGGACAAATTCACAAGAAATGAAATTGCAACTGCAAATGAAATCCGACAGGTTATCGGATGGAAACCGTCTTCTGATCCAAAGGCTGACCAGCTTAGAAATAGTAATCTGAACCAGTCAAGTGAAGAAGTCGCGGCGGCACCAGAGGAAAACAAAGACATTAGTACGAACGGAAAACAAACCACAGAAAGTTAAAACTACTAATAGGAGGTACAAATCAAAATGAAGTACGATTTTGGTGGCTGGGCCACAAGAAATGATTTAGTGTGTGCTGATGGACGAATAATTAAAAAAGATGCGTTCAAGGCACAGAATGGTCAGACGGTTCCGCTTGTATGGAACCATAACCATACCGATCCTGATAATGTTCTAGGATTGGCGCATCTTGAAAATCGTGATGGCGGTGTATATGCCTATTGCGAATTTAATGACAACAAGTCTGGAAAGACTGCAAAGGAATTAGTGAGACACGGCGATGTTCGTTCACTTTCTATCTTTGCAAATCAGCTGAAGCAGGCTGGAAGCGATGTAGTTCATGGAGTCATTCGGGAGGTAAGCCTTGTTCTTGCCGGAGCAAATCCCGGTGCGTTTATTGATGACGTGATTGCTCATGGCGATGATGCTGATGACGGTATAATTCTCGGATATGACGAGAATATTACCCTTTATCATTCTGATGATAAGCCAGATGAAGACGATAATTCTACGAAAGACAAAAAGACCGGAGAAAAAGATACGCCGGATAATGCGGAAACCGTTGAAGATGTATTTAACTCACTTACCGAAAAACAGAAAAAAGTAGTATATGCATTAGTTGGGTTGGCACAAGGCGAGAAGCCTGATGATAACGACAAAAAAGATGATGAATCTAAAGGAGGAGAAACCACTATGAAACACAATGTATTTGACAACGATCAGCAGTCTACCAGAGAAGTATTATGCCATGCTGATCAGGAAGCAATTCTGGATTTGGCTAAGAAAAACAATGTCGGAAGCTTCCAGGCAGCTCTCGCAATTTATGCAGAGGAGAATTCCCTTCAGCATGATGCTGTTAGCGGAGGATTTGTTCAGACTGGAACTGGAAATGTTACTGAGTTGTTCCCGGAATATAAGGATGTGCGTCCCGGTGCGCCGGAACTGATCACTTCCGATCAGGGATGGATTTCCGTAGTAATGAGCAAGGTTCACAAGAGTCCTATTTCCAGAATCAGAACCAGCCAGGTTGACATTCGTAACATCGATGCTCTTCGTGCAAAGGGTTATGAAAAAGGTAAGGCAAAGCAGCAGGTTGGAAACTTCAAGCTGGTAAGACGTACCACCGATCCGCAGACCATTTATGTAAAGAATGCTCTGCACAGAGATGATATCGTAGACATTACTGATTTCGATTATGTTCAGTATCTCTACAACATTGATCGTTTGATGCTGAACGAGGAGCTGGCTACGGCTATCATGCTGGGCGATGGTCGTGAGGATGGCGACGAAGGCAAGATCTCAGCAGATCACATCAGACCGATTTGGCTGGATGATGAACTGTACACTCTGCATGTTGACTTGGATGCTGATGCAGCTAAGAAGGAGCTTCAGGGTTCCAATACTTCGCTGAACTTTGGCGAGAACTACATTCGCGCTGAGGCTATGGTGAATGCCGTGCTGTACGCGAGAGAGAAGTACAAGGGTACTGGTACGCCGGATCTGTTCATTACGCCGCATGAGCTGAATGTTATGCTTCTGGCTCGCGACAGAAATGGTAGAAAGATCTACGCTTCTAAGGCTGAGCTTGCTTCTGCACTGAATGTTGGCGATATCTACACTGCTGAGCAGTTTGCAGGAAAGACCCGTACTACTGAGGACGGCAAGACCAAGAAGCTTCTGTCCATCATTGCAAACCTTGCTGACTATTCTCTGGGCGCAACCAATGGTGGCGAAGTAACTCACTTCACTCAGTTCGATATCGATTTCAACCAGGAGAAGTCTCTGCTTGAGACGAGATGCTCTGGATCACTTACCAGAGTATACTCTGCGATTGCAGTAGAAGAGGATGTCACGGTTACAGCTTCTGAGGTTGATTCCGAGGCTGATTCCGAGTAAAGGGGATAATTCAAAATGAGTAAATTTTTTGGAAAAATCGGCTATGCAGTTATGGAAGAAGTCAGACCGGGAGTTTGGGATAACACACTAATTACTCACGATTATTATGGTGATTTGGTTAGAAATACCAGGCAGATGCAGACGTCTGATAATCTTAACGATAATCTCAATATCTCAAACGAGATTAGTATAGTAGCTGATCCATTTGCTCGTGAGAATTTTCATACAATGCAATATGTAGAGTTTATGGGTGCGAAATGGAAAATTACTAATGTTGAGGTTCAGTACCCGAGACTGATTTTAACGGTAGGGGGTGTGTATAATGAGCAACAGACGTCTGAAACTTCATAATATGCTGTGCGAGATTCTTTCTTGTCCTAGTGAAGGGGAAGAGTGTCGAGCTTATTTTCAACCACCAGCTTCCGTGCAGATGAAATACCCCGCCATTGTTTACGGTCTTAATAATGTTAAGAACACGTTTGCAGATGACGGGGTTTATTTGTCTGCAAGAAATTATTCGGTAACAGTTATTGACAGAGATCCAGATAGCGAAATCGTCAATAAGGTGCTATCGATTCCAACGTGTCGATTTAATCGACCATACAAAAAAGATAACTTAAATCACTATGTATTTGAAATATTCTTTTAAAGGAGGACAAGGATTATGTCTAAAATTATTTGGGATAAAACCGGAGAACGTTTTTACGAGACAGGTGTCGAAAAAGGCGTTCTTTACCCTATGATTGGTGGTACTTACGGTGTGGGTGTTGCATGGGATGGATTGACCAGCGTTAATGAAAATCCTTCGGGAGCAGAAGTTACACCTTTGTATGCCGATAACATCAAGTATCTTAATCTTATATCTGCCGAGGAATTCGGATTTACTATCGAGGCGTATATGTCTCCGCCGGAGTTTGATGCTTGCGATGGAACATCTGAAATTGCAACAGGGGTGTCTATTGGTCAGCAGAAGCGTTCTCAGTTTGGTTTCTCATACGTTAGCAGACTTGGAAATGATACAGAGGGTACTGATAATGGGTATAAGCTCCATCTTATCTATAATGCCTTGGCATCACCATCGGGAAAAGATTATTCTTCCATAAATAATTCTCCGGAAGCTATGACTCTTTCTTGGGAATGCTCTACAACACCGATTGAAGTTGACGGTTATAAGCCTACGGCTTGTGTAACTATTAATTCTACCACGGTTGATGCCACAAAACTAGCAGCTCTTGAGAAGATTCTATACGGAGATGAAGAATCAGAAGCCCGTTTGCTTCTTCCGTCTGAGATTATAGCACTCATGACTGATGAGACGAGTGTTGGATAACTTATAAGTTTTGACATACGTTGGGAGGTGCCTCGTAACAGAGACATCTCCTATTTTTATTTTTGAAAGGAGAACAAAATGTTAAAAAAAACTATTACTTATATTGACTTTAATGGGACAGAGAGAACAGAAGATCATTATTTCAATCTTATGAAATCGGAATGTATTGAAATGATGATGAGCGCTGATGGCGATTTCGAAGAGATGATTAAACGAATCATTTCCTCGAAGAATGGTGCCTTAATAATGAAAACATTCAAAGAAATTATTATGAAGTCCTATGGTATTAAAAGTCTGGACGGCAAACGTCTCGAAAAATCGGAAGAAATTTCAAAGGCGTTTACAGAAACAGAAGCTTATTCCACTTTGTTTATGGAATTATGCACAGACGCTGATGCAGCCGCTAAATTTGTAAATGGTATTCTCCCACATAACGTGAATTCATCTTTGCAGACTAACGTAAATACAGATTTGCAGAATCAATCATTGCAGGTAGTAAATTAAAAATTTGGAGGTGAGAGATATGCTTCAAATTATGATACCGGCTGTTGAGCAATGGGACGAAAAAAAGAACGAGTTCGTTTACTCAAAGTCCCAAGTTATTTCATTGGAGCATTCTCTTGTATCCATTTCAAAATGGGAAAGTAAGTGGTGTAAACCATTCTTATCCAAGAATATCAAAACAACAGAAGAAACCATTGATTATATAAAATGTATGACACTTACTCAGAATGTTGATCCAGACGTCTATAATCGGCTGTCAAAGGAAAACATTGCACAAATAAATAAATATATCGAGGCTCCTATGACTGCTACATGGTTTAGTGAGGAAAACAAGAGAAGCTCCCCTAATTGTGAACAGATTACAGCGGAGCTTATTTATTATTGGATGATAGCTTTGAACATACCATTCGAGTGTCAGAAATGGCATTTGAATCGTTTGCTTACTTTGATTAGGGTGTGCAATGTAAAAAATCAGCCACCTAAGAAAATGAGCAAGAGACAATTACTAAATCGTAATGCAGCACTTAATGCGTTGCGACGAAAACAAGCTAGTTCGAAAGGAAGATAAATTATGAGTGAAAAAACAGATAATTTCATTAAGACAATGGCCGCATTGGCAAGAAACGAATATATGAACAGAGACAAGTGGGTATTGCCTTCTGTTTGCATTGCGCAAGCTGCATTGGAAAGTGGCTGGAATTTGGAAGCAAAGACTCTGTTTGGTATTAAAGGAAAAGGATTTG